CTATGATACTCCGACGCAACAACATTAAAACGAAATCTAATGGAACCTTGCCAAAATTGGAAGGGTGTTGCAGCAAATGCCAAAGCCGTTGGGTGTAACTCAAGAACAGGAGATGCACTCAAAGACTGTATATAAGAAGGCATAACTCGCATAGAAGTTAACAAAGTGTCTGTTACAGCTGTTTCCGGCCAATCAAATTGTCTCCAATAAGAAGGCCTTTGAGCTATAGAATTTATTGTTAACTCATCGTGTCCACCCAAACCCATAACACGTGTATCTATGGTCAATTCATTCTTAGAATCCACCGATAGTTTCACTAAAGGTTCAGGGGCATCAGTATTGCAGATATTTCCCATATATCTCGGAGTATAAGTTAAAATATCATGCAACACTTGCGGGCGAGAATAACCAAATATCTTAGCAACTTGCCCTACCTTAGACGCAACCATAGATGTTGCTTTGGCATAAGGGGTCAAAACGGGTATCATCGACAAGGCATCTGCAACCTTAGCAATAGTCGATGCGGGCTTACTGATTAAACCATTATTTTGAAACTCGTCTGAATTAGATTGATTAGTCATCTTACGAGTTTTCTTCTTCTTAGATGAAGATCCAGATTGTTCCTCATATGGCACTGGGAATCCAAATTCATCCAAGGGTACATCAGTAATTCCAGATTGTGCAGCCGCAGTGGTAGGAATTGATAGAGCACATTCCTCAGCCCATGCGAAGACAACCACAGAAATGGGATCAGTACCCCCGTTAGCATGACGTAATATATCAAAGTCATGTATAGTACACAATCCCATATATGCTTCCCAGTCCACACTGGTTATGTCAAGCCAATTTTCGGGCCAAATAAATGGTAAAACCATCTCACCTCCTTGAGAGGTTGTAGGGTCCAAAAGTATGTGCGGCTTCTGAGAAGCTTGTACCAAATCTTGCTCAAAGAAAGCTCGGTTTTTAGTAACATCATCATCCCATAAATATGGGTTATATGATAAAAGGGCTCTCCCATAATAAAAGGGGTTGCCATTAACCAAGACTTTAATTTTAAGATTGGCACGTAGATTTCTAAACCTGTTGATTTTATCAAGAACATCAGCATTAGAAAAGAAATCTTCCCAAGGGTTAAAAGTTGCGAATAGACGTGTACCCCCTGGCGTCCACTGGTACTCCTGAATCTTCACTGGTCTAGATAAAAATTTT